AGACAGGAGGTTTTGCTGGAGGTTTAGTTGCTACTGCACTATTAACCCAAGCACAACAAATTACAGATTCTACGGCTAAATTAGGTCAAGCATTTAATCTTTTAACTCCTGATATTGAAGGATTAACTACAGCTTTAGGAGCAAATGGAACAGAAAGAGAAAAACAAATACAGTTAATTAAAAAGACAGAGGGTACACAAGCTGCATTAGCAGCCGTCACTGAGCAAATGAATCAGCAAATAGGAGAGAAGGGAGTTAAGAACTTAAAAGAATTTGGAGAAACCAGCAGACTAATAGGAAATGCGTTCCAGTTGCTAGGAACTAAAATGTTGGCAGCATTAGCACCTGTTCTAAATTTACTTGCTAATCCTTTTAAGGTAGAGGCAGCAAAAGCCGAAACAAACAGACTTGCAAATGTAGGGGGAGCAGCAAACGATCCAGAATTACTAGCTTTACAAGCAAAATTAGATAATCTTGGTGGTGGTAGATCAGCACAAAAACAGGCTGACAAAATAAAAGCACAAATAGACGCTAGAAAAGAAGAACTTGCATTGGTAGGAAAGAATTTAGAAAGACAGACAACTATAAATATGATTGAAGATTCTAGACTGAAAAAGGTAAGACAACAAAATGCTTTATTACAAGCAAAAATTGATGGTAATTATGAGGAAGTTTTATTAGCACAAGAACTTCAGACAAAAATAGATGAAATGGTTGAGGCTGGTGCAAAAGAAGAAGAACTAGATGTAAAGAAAATTGAAAATTTGTTAAAACAAAATAAAGAATTAGAAAAGCAAGCACAGCAAGCCGAGATGATAAGACAGCAGTTCAAATCATTAGGTCAATCACTTGCCACAGATGTTGCGGATGGTTTACAGGGTCTTATTCGTGGCACATCTACTCTAAACGATATGCTTAATAATGTATTAAATAAAATGATTGATGCAGCGTTTAATATGGCATTATTTGGCAATCCAGGTGGACAGTTAGGAAGTGGAGGATTATTTGGCTCAATATTTGGTGGGTTAGGTTCAATATTCGGAGGTAAGAAAAATAATTTTGGAGGAGCACCACTAGGTCCATTAGGAAACCCTTTAAGTCAACATACTGATTTAACAGTAGGAGTAAGAGCAGGAGGAGGATCGGTAAAAGCAGGAAGTGGTTATCTTGTAGGAGAACGTGGACCAGAAATGTTTACTCCAGGTGTATCTGGAATGATTACACCAAATAGTGCTCTCGGTGGTACAACAAATGTTGTAGTAAATGTAGATGCTTCTGGATCTGCTGTTGAGGGAGATGAAAGTCGAGGAAGAGAGCTTGGTCGTTTAATTTCTGTTGCAGTACAATCTGAATTAGTAAATCAAAAGCGACCTGGAGGACTACTTGCATAATGGCTACATTTCCTTCAATAACACCAACTTACGGACAACGTAAAAAATCCAAACCATTAACTCGTACTATTCGTTTTGCTGATGGGTATGAACATAGACTTTTGTTTGGATTAGCTGCTCACCAAAATCCAAAAGAATTTACTTTTACTTTTGAAGTATCCGAAACAGATGCAGATACTATAGAAACTTTCCTTGATGCCCGTGCAAACGATAGTGATAGCTTTACTTTTACTCCTCCTGGAGAAAGTTCATCTTCAGAATTTGTTTGCGAGTCATGGAGCAAGTCGATACCATATAACAACAGAGCGACAATACAAGCTACTTTTAGACAAGTATTTGAACCAACATCGTAATGTCAGTAAATTCAGCAGTATTCAGTGATTTACAGTCAATAAATCCATCAGCGATTATTGAATTATTTACGCTCCAACTAGAAACAGCAATACATGGTTCTAATACCTTGTATCGTTTTCATGCTGGCAGTAATTTAAATGCTAACGGTCAAATAGTATGGGATGGTAATTCATATCTTAGATTTCCTATAAAGGCAACTGGTTTTGCTTTTCAAAAAGGTCAGTTACCCAGACCAAAAATAATTATTAGTAACGGTGGTAATCAAGGAAGTTCTGTTTCCAGTTTAAGTATTTCTGCAATACTTTTAGACGTAAATGAAACTACAGCAGGAAATGATCTTACTGGAGCTACAGTTACAAGAATACGGACATTAGCAAAATTTATTGATGCTGCTAACTTTGCTAATGGACAAAATGCAACTGCTGATCCTAACGCAGAATTTCCTAAAGAAATTTATTCAATAGACCGTAAGGCATCAGAAACTAGAGAATTTGTTGAATTTGAACTTGCTGCTCCAACGGATCTTGCTGGAGTTAGGATTCCAGGCCGTCAAGCTACTCGGTCACTTTTCCCTGCTGTTGGTACGTTTGCAGGATGACTTGGAAATATAAAGCATTACTTCATGCAAAAAGAGAAGACCCAAGAGAATGTTGTGGTTTATTGCTAAACATAAAAGGTAAAGAAAAATATTATCCTTGTAAAAATCTATCTATGACAGATCATCAGTGTTTCATAATCGACCCAGAGGATTATGTTAAAGCTGATAATTTAGGTGAAATTGTAGGTGTAGTTCACAGTCATCCAATAACTCCTCCTGCCCCAAGTCAAGCAGATAAGGTAAGTTGTGAAAAAAGTAATCTTCCGTGGTACATTGTAAATCCAAAAACAGAGCAGTGGGCTTACTTAGAACCCTGCGGATACAAAGCACCTCTTTTGGGCCGTCAATGGGTTTGGGGTATAACTGACTGTTGGAGTTTAGTTAGAGATTGGTATAAGCAAGAAAGAAATATAGAGTTAAGAGATTGGGAAAGGCCAATTACAATAGAAGAATTTATAAAAGATCCTATGTTTGAAAGATGTGCATGGCGAACAGGTTTTAGGGAGTTAAGACCAGAAGAATCTTTAGAGGATGGAGATTTATTATTTATGAGTATTTTAAATCCAGGGTTAAATCATGTAGCATTATTTTTTAAAGGAGATGTAATTCATCATCTAACCGATAGACTGTCTTGTAGAGAGCCATATTCTGAGTGGCTGCTAAAATGTACGGGAAAGAGGTTACGCTATGCTTCGTAAGGTAAAACTATATGGCGAACTAGCTGAAGTTATAGGCCATAAAGAATTTGAGGTAGATGTTAATACAGTCGGTAAAGCAGTAAGTTTTTTGGTTCATAATTTTCCAGACATACAAAGTTACATGAGTCCCAAATACTATCAAGTAAAGATAGGTAATTTTGAAGTTGATGAAAAAGAAATACATTACCCTGTAGGTAAGGAAGATATACATTTCATACCAGTTATTATGGGTTCTGGTGGTGCTGGAAAGTTTATAGCAGGTGCAGCTTTAATCGGATTAGCTTTTGCAACAGGAGGTACTTCTTTAGCTTTAGGTTTTGGAGGCTTTACTGGGGGTGCTGGAATAAGTGCAGTAGTTGGAAACTTAGGTATAGCTCTTACACTTATGGGTGTAAGTGAAATGCTATTCCCTTTACCGCAACCGCAAAAATTTAGTACGGAAGAAGATCCACAATTATCTTTTAGTTTTAATGGAGTTCAAAATACATCTAGAGCAGGTACTCCCATTCCAATAGTTTATGGTGAAATATTTACAGGAAGTGTTGTAATAAGTGCAGCGATTGACACTAACCAAGTGGATGTATGACAAAAGAAATTAAAATTATTAGAGGATCTAAAGGTCCAAGAGCACCAAAACCTCCGTATCGTGCTCCTGATACTTTACATAGTAGGCAATTTGCTACTGTCCAAGACTTAATTTCTGAAGGAGAAATCGAAGGATTTGCAACTGCCTCAAAAGAAGAACGTAGTAAAGGAAGTACGGAATATCAAAACGCAAGTCTCAAAGACGTATTCCTTGACGATACTCCAATACTTCAGTCTACTGCTAATAGTTCTAGTCCTAACGATCAAGATTTTAATTTTAAAGATATAACATTTAAATCTCGATTCGGAACGGATAGTCAAACTGCGATGAGTGGTATTCCTTCTGAATCCAGAACACCTACTGCTGTAGGAGTTGAAGTTGAGAATGACGATTTAGCTACTACTTGGACAGTTGTTACTACACAAAATAACGATGGCACAGAAACAATTTCTGGTAAAAACTATACTGTCGGCAACATAGTGGTATCTGGTAATAATTCAGCTAGTGATCTTATAGTTTTCAGATGCACAACCGCAGGACAAGCTGGAACTACTGAACCTGCTGCTTTTTTAACTGCTTCTATTGGACAGACAATTACTGACGG